TTATATATCTTTATCTCTATATATAAATTTGTGAGTAAGTCCGTTCTTAAAACATATAGAGGATACCTTTCCATCATCAACTATAACTTTATCAATAACTGTATTGATAAAATCTTTAATTAGTTTTTTATCAATAGTCATAACCATATTTTTATAATCTATTGTTTTTTTATTTAAAAGTTCATTACTAATCATAAAATGACTAGCTTTCTGAAGAAAAGATATATCGTTATATGCTACTTGATTGCTATGCTCCTCATGCAGTTCATGGAGCTTTTTATTTATATCATCTATTTTATTTTTTAGTTTATGTTTTTGAAGCAGGAAATCTTTCTCGGACATAGACTCTTCTGAGAATAAATATAGGTTTTGAAGTCTGTCAATTGCTCTTTCATACTTTTCTTTCTCTTTTTTTAATATTTCCATTTCAGAAATATTTTCTTTTTTTACATCTTTATTTTTCGGCATATCGATAAGAACATTATCTAAATTAGAATAAAGTATTGAAATATAAATACTTTCAAGTCCTTTAGTTTCTATTCCAGCTATATTTTTAAAAGTTTTTCCGGATAAAAGTATTTTCTCTAAGTCTTTAAGGTTATGTTTTTTAGTTAGCTTTTGTTGAGCTTTTGATAAGTTCGCAAGGTAATTTATCACAAATGGTCCAAGTGTAATCTCACTTACCATTTTAGCATCACAACCTAAAGCTCTAGATTTACCCTGACAGCGATAAATCGAAGGTCTATATCCGTCACTGCGTGGCTGGTCTAGAGCAGCATTAAATCCTCGACCGCATTTTTTGCACTTTACAAGGCCACTAAATATATGAGTATGGGTATTTTTTCTAAGCAGAGCAGTATTTCTAGAAGCATTAAAGTCCATTATCTTGTTGCATCTTTCCCATTGTTCCTTTGAGATAATAGCCTCATGATTATCATCTACAATTATCCATTCTGATTTATCTTTCTTTTTCCCCCTAGCACTTTCCCTATAGTTATATCTATATGTACCTTTATAAAAAGGATTTCTTATGATATCAACTACAGTCTTGCTTGTCCATGTCCCGCCGCGTTTAGTTTTTATGTTATTTGTATTCAAGATTTTCATGACCTGAAAAGCCGAACGAAGCTCTTCGTACTTATCATATATAAACTGGACCACCTTAGCTTCTTCTTCATCCGGAACAGGGAATTTCTTTTCATCATCCCATTTATAACCTAGTGGACACTGTGCTCCGTTCCAAAGACCTTTCTCTGCTCGTGATAGCATTATTGATGAAACTCTTTCTGCAGTAAGTTTTCTCTCAAGTTCTGCAAATACCAAGATAATTTTAAGCATAGCCTCTCCCATAGCGGAGCTAGTATCAAACTGTTCATTTTTAGAAATGAAAGTTACACCATACTTTTTGATTTCTTCATACATTTCAGTGAAGTCTTTAAGATTACGGGATATACGATCTATTTTCCACACAAGAAGATGAGTAAATTCTCCCTGTCTAATCCTTGCCATCATATCCTGGAATGCTGGTCTGTCCATATTTTTTCCAGAGTATCCGGCATCTTCGAAAATTTCATAGTCATCAATGCCTAAAAGGTACTTTGAATAGTTTATAAGCTCTTGGCGTTGAAACGGAAGAGAGTCTCTGTCGATTTGATGGTGTGTACTAACCCTTATATATAATGCAGCTTTTTTTATAATGATCACCTTCCTTGCACTTTACAAATTAAAAACAATGATAATAAAATTAACTGATATTATACTTCAACAAAATAATAAAGAAACTCGAAGAAGAAATCATTGCTGAAAACTCTACTCATTGTGATTATTAGTTTCTTCGTGATAAATATCTAAAGTATATCTTTTTATTTTATTGCTTCTCAATTCTTTTATTATGCTTCTTTCTCTAAAGCTGATGATTGTTCTTCTTTGGTTTTTTCAACCTGTTCTTTGATTTTTAAGAGCTGTATATATTTTTCTAGCTCTTTTTTGCTTTCCTCTGATAATGTTTCAATTTCTTTAAGTATTTCGTTTTGTTCTTTTGGTTCATTTTGCATCTTTCCATCGTTAATTAAATAATCTACCGTAACATTAAAAAAAATCGCTAATTTTTTTAATGTTTTAACATCTGGTTCGCTTTTTCCTGTTTCATATTGGGTGTAAGTTGTTCTTCCGACTCCTAAAAATTTTGCTACTTCAGATTGGGTTAAACCTTTTTCGTTTCTTAATTTTCTTAAAATTTTCATACTTTAATTCCCTCCCTTTATTAGTCTTCCCTAATATAATTATAGTTTGTCAATTAGGTTGACAACAACAAAAGTCAAAAAAATTGACTTATCAAAATAAATTTAATAAAAAAGGTATTGACATGTCAAGAATTTTGACATAAAATATAATCAAAGTCAAGGAAGATGACACAAAGGAGTGTATGATTAATGTTTGAATGGCTTAGAGAAAAAAGGTTGTCAAGAAATATGACGCAAGAACAATTAGCAAAAGAAGTTGGTATATCTAGAACAATGATAACTGAACTTGAAAATGGAAATGCAAAACCTTCAGTTAAAACAGCTAAAGCCATAGCAAAAGTTTTAGATTTTTCGTGGACTTTATTTTTTGATAAAGAAGAATAATTGGCGAGGTGAACAAATTGAAGTTTTTAGAGAAGAAAAAACTCCTTAAACAGCTTAAAAGAAAGGAGGAGCTTTAAGCAATGAATGACATTCAAGACAGAATAAAAAGAATGTGGAAATATCTGAATGAAAATGGAATATACACAGAAGAAGATTTAGATAAAGCACTAGAAAAAATGCCTAAGCTCAATATAGGAATATTTGTATCACCATTGAAAGGGGGTGAAAAATGTGTCACAGAGTCTAGATAGAGTGGATATTAAAATATCAGTAAATACAAAACTAGACGGTGAATTTGATGAGCTATTATTCAGTGTTGATACTTGTAACTACAAAGAAGTAAAAAATGGAGAAGTGATTTTCTATATAGATTTTAGAAGTGATGTAGCTGATGCAAAAAAGGACATAGAGAAGGTTCTAGACAAAGCTAAAGAAATACAGAAGGTTTATAAAAATGTAAAGTATCCATATGAAGCTATTGAGATACTACTTAAGAAAAGAAAGGGGGCATAGTAATGCAAAATTTACATGCAATAGCTTATGCTGTACTGACATATAGAAGATTAGAGGGACAAGAGTATGACGAAGAATGTTTTGCGAATGTAATGGAAGCTTTGATGAATAACTATACAGAAGATGAAGTTGTAAAAATTGTATATGGAGAGGAGGGGAAACAGTGTTGCTGAACATGGTACAAAAGCAAATAGGATATGTTTCAGAAGAACATTTCAGACTTGCATTGGATATGGCAACAGACGACATCAAAGCAAACCGAATCGCATTTGGTAAAAGGACAAGCCTTGAGGAAGCTTTAGAAATCATTATAGCTTGCATTAAAGTAGTTCAAAAAATAGAAAAAGGCAGCTCAACAGAGCCACCAACCCAAAACAATTATAACAGAAATGAACTACTTTGTGCAAGTATAACAGCTTAAAAGCAAGTATAACAGCTTAAAAGAGGGTGGGAATTTATGAGATTAAAACAAAGAGTAGAAGAAATTTTGAAATTTCAAATATCAAATAAAGATTATGAAGAAGCATATAGATATGCAAAGCATAAGCTCGAATGGCAAAACAAACATTTTGGAACTAATCATGGTGAATATTATTTAATACTGCTTATCGCTGATACATACAGGGAGCAGCAGTTTTCTAAATATACATGGGAGTTGTGCAAGGAAAGAATGAAAAAAGCGGAAGGAGTGGTTTTATGTTAATAAATATCAAAAATTTAAAACTCAAAAACTTCAAAGGCATAAAAGATATGAGCATAGACTTCGGGAGAGTAACTAATATTTATGGTGAAAACGCTACTGGAAAAACAACAATATTTGACGCTTTTACGTGGCTTTTGTTCGATAAAGATTCAACAGATAAAAAAGATTTCAATATCAAAACTATAGATGAAAATGGTGACGTAATTCATGGGCTAGAACATGAAGTTGAGGGAGTTTTAGAAGTAGACGGGAAAGAAATAACGCTTAGAAAAATCTATAAAGAAAAATGGACTCAAAAAAGAGGAGAGGAGCAAAGACTTCTTACTGGACATACTACAGAGCATTTTATAAATGATGTTCCGGTTAAAAAATCAGAATACACAAAAAGAATAAATGAATTGATAAATGAAAATATATTCAAACTTGTTACTAATCCGCTATACTTCAACACAAATCTTAATTGGAAAGATAGGAGAAAAATTCTTTTAGAAATAGTAGGGAATGTATCAGATCAAGATGTAATAGCTACAAATGATAAGTTAAAAAAACTTGAAACTCTACTTGAAGATAAGAACTTGGAAGAATTTAAAAAGATAATAGCTTTCAAAAAGAAAAAACTTAACGAAGAGCTAAAATCAATACCTTACAGGATAGACGAGCTTAATAACTCAATTGAGGATATAGACCCGGAAGTATTAGATTTTAGAAAAAGAGGTATAGTAGCTGCAATTAATCAGATTGAAGAAAGCCTCATGGATAATTCCAAGATGTACGAAGGTCTTATGAAGGAAAGGGACAAGCTATATCAGCTTAAATCAAAACTAAGAGAAATAGAATTTAATGCAAAGTTAGAAGCTGAAAAGCCTTTAAGGCACCTGCAAAAAGAGTTAAAGATGGCTGAGAATGAAAAATCACAACTAGATATGGAGCTATATAGACTAAATAATTTAATAGAAACCAAAGAGGATTTAATAAAATCCATAGAAAAAGAACTGGCAGAGCTAAGGGAGAAGTGGAATCAGATAAATCAAGAAGAGCTCCACATACCGGAAGATAGTTTTATATGTCCAACATGCAAAAGACCATTTGAAGAACATGATATAGAGCTTAAGAAAAATGAAATGATAGAAAACTTTAATCAAAATAAATCTAAAAGATTAAGCGATATAACTTCTACTGGAAAGCGTAAAAAAGAAAATTTAGAAAAGATTAAAGGCGAAATCGAAAGTCTCATAGCAAATAGAAATACTATTTTATCAAAATTAGAAAGTATAAACAAAGCTATAGAGAAAAAGAAAACTGAAATTGAAAACTACAATCCAATAGTAAATTTAGAAGACAATAAAGAATATATAGATATTTTAAAAGAAGTTAAGGAGTTAGAGTTAAAACTTTCTTCACCGGTAGAAGTTGAACAAGAAATTAGAGAATATAAAGCTAAAAAAAATGAGCTTGAAAAAGAACTCGAGGAAATAAATAATAGTCTAGCTTATCACGAACACAATCAAAAAGCAAAGAAAAGAATCGAAGAACTAATGAAGAGAGAAAAAGAACTAGCAAACATGATAGCAGAATTAGAAGGTCAAGAGTATTTATGTGAAGAGTTTATAAGAACTAAAGTTGACCTTTTAGAAAACAGAATAAATAGTAAGTTCAAAAATGTAAGATTTAAATTATTTAATACTCTTGTGAACGGAGCTCTTGAAGAATGCTGCGAAACTCTAATAAATGGAGTACCATTTCAGGATGCAAATAATGCGGCTAAAATCAATGCAGGAATAGACATTATAAATACTTTATCAGAACACTATCAAATAACAGCACCAATATTTATAGATAATAGGGAATCTATAAATCAAATATTAGAAAGTAACTCACAAATTATAAATTTAATAGTGAGTAAAGATAAAAAATTGAGAATAGAGGTGGCGTAAATGCTTAATTTGAAAATGACAATAGAAAGTATTTCAAAAGAAACAGGAAGACAACACATGACGTTAGGACTTGATGAGTTTATAAAGTTGAATAAGGTTTTAAATAAACTTGCTGATGAATTAAATCAGCAAGTTTCACAAACAAATCTTATAAGAAGCATAGAGCAAGGTCTTTTGGTTAATGAGCTTTGCAAAAGACCAGGAGTTCAATCCTTTATTATTAAGAACGGAATAGAATATGCAGTCGTACTTGAAGGTGAATACGAAAAAGTGGACTTTGGTCCTGCAAATATAATAATAATTTCTAATTTAGAAGGAGGAGAAAAATAATGGCAAATGATTTAATGACAAAAGAATGTAGTTTTGTAGTTAATGGTGAAGAGGTAAAACTTACAGGCAATACTGTAAAAAACTATCTTACAAGAGGAAATGCAGATGTTACAGATCAAGAAGTTGTAATGTTTATCAACCTTTGTAAATATCAAAAACTAAATCCTTTTTTAAATGAAGCGTATTTAGTGAAGTTTAAAGGAGCTCCAGCTCAAATAATAACTTCAAAAGAAGCCTATATGAAAAAAGCTGAAATGAATCCGCAATATGATGGTATGAGAGCTGGGCTTATAGTTCAAAGGGGGACAATATTATCGAAGTAGAAGGGAGTTTCACTTTAAAAGGCGATATTCTATTAGGAGCATGGGCCGAGGTTTATAGAAAAGATAGAAAGTATCCTTATATAGCAAAAGTGAGCTTTGATGAATATAACAAAGGTCAATCAACTTGGAAATCAATGCCTAAAACTATGATAAGAAAAGTTGCAATAGTACAAGCCTTGAGAGAAGCTTTCCCTGTTGATTTAGGAGCTTTGTATGTTGAAGAAGAAGCTCAAGCGGTAACTGGTGTTGAACATGAAGTAAAAGAGGAAATTAAAAATAAAGCTAACACGAAGACAATAGGGTTCTCAAAGGAAAATGTACAAGATGTTGCTTACAAAGAAGTAGAACCTGAACCAGTTGAAAAAACTAAAGAAAAATTAACTCAACAACAAATAAGTATTGAAGGACCAGGATTCTAATGAAACTGAAAATATTAGGTAGTAGCTCTTCGGGGAACTGCTACCTACTGCAGAATAAAACTGAAACTTTAGTATTAGAATGTGGGGTAAAGTGGAATGAGGTAAAAAAAGCTTTAAATTTTAATATGACTAATATATGCGGGTGTCTTATTACACATGAGCATAAAGACCACTGCAAATATATCAAAGATGTACTTAAAGCTGGTATTGATATATATAGCACTAAAGGAACTCTAAAAGCATTAAAAATTGATAGCCATAGGAGCCACGTAATTGAATATTTAAAGCCGTTTAAGGTAGGTGGATATAGTATACTGCCTTTTCAAACAAAACACGATTGTGAGGAACCTGTTGGCTTTCTAATACAACATGAAGACATGGGAACTTTATTATTCGCTACGGACACATACTATCTTGAATATAAATTTGAAAATCTTAATCATATTTTAGTTGAGTGTAACTATAGTTTAGATATTCTAAACAAAAACATTGAGGCGGGAAAAATTCATCCAGCTTTTAAGAATAGGGTGCTTCAATCACATTTTGAGTTTGACAATGTTAAAAACTTTTTAAAAGCAAATAATTTGGCGCAGGTAGCAAACATTGTATTACTTCACTTATCAAATGATAATAGCGATTCAGCAAGATTTAAAACTGAAATAGAAAAACTCACTGGAAAGCTGGTACACATAGCAGATAAAGGATTAGAAATTGATATTGGATTATATCCATTCTAATTAGACAGAAGGAAGGAGGGGAGGTGTATTGTGGCAAATCCACAGTTAGAAAATGGTTTCACAAGAATAGCAAATGAAATTTTAGAAGCACTAGCAAAGACTAAACTTAATGGAACGCAATTCAGAATTATAATGACAATATTTAGATATACTTATGGTTTTCATAGAAAAGAACATGAAATGTCTGAAACATTTATTGCTGAAGCTGTTGGGATTACTAAAAGACAAGTAAGAAGAGAATTAAAAACTTTAGTAGATAATAAAATAATCATTATAACCAAAGAATCTACTTATACAAAAGCTAGAAAGTTGAAATTTAATAAAAATTACAAAGAGTGGGGACTATTTAATCTACAGAGGACAAAAAAGACCACAGAGGATAAATCAGACCTCCCCCCAGAGGATAAATTAGTCCCCACACCAAAAGAGGAAAATAATAAAGAAAATTGCTCTAATCCTTGTAATAGTCAAGAGTTAGGAGAGGTGGGGCTAATCAGTCCCCAGAGGATAAATTAGTCCCCCAAAAAAGAAATAATATTAAAGATATATATAAAGAAATAGCTACTACTAATAATGATACAGAGGATAAATTAGTCCCCTCTTCAATACAAGAAGACGAATTAAGCAAATTTGCAGATTTAATATGCGATCATTATTCGGTATTAACAAGAAGAGTAATCAGTCCAGGAGATGATATGGTTATATTTCAATTTGCTCAATCGTTATCTGAATCTGATAGAGATATAAATCTTATAAAAAATGCTATGAATCGAGCGAAACAAAACTGGAAACCTAAATATCAAGGCGACCAAATCAGGAGCTTTAAATATTTTATACCAGCAATACAAGAAGCTCTTGCAGCGAAGGAGGCGAAGTTAAATGCAATCAATCAGCCAGATAATAGCAGATACACAAAAAATCATAGAATACCATGGCAACGGGAAGGAAAAGAAGAAAACACAGAATATGAACCAAAACCAAACAGTGGCTTCAGAAAGTTTAAAGTTTATAATAACAAGTCTTGAAGCCAGAAAACATGGATATTTACCAAAAGAACCTATACCTAAACCTTTAAAATGTCAATTTTGTCAAAAAACACTTTATCATAGAGGATTAATCAATCCTAAAAGTAGAGTTGTTTGGAAATGGTTACCCCCTGAAAGGTGTAATTGCAAAAAAGCTCAAGAATACTGGAAAAAGTATGACGAGGAACAGGAAAGGCTCATGCTTGAAAGAGCTAAGGAAGAAGAAAGAGAGAGGTTTAAGAGAAGAATTAAAAAGCTACTTGGCGAATCAGGAATAAAAAAGCGATTTTTAAATAGAACTTTTGATAATTTTGAAGTCGATGATTTGAATTTGGAAGCTTACGAAATAGCGAAAACATATGCTAGAGACTTTGAAAACTATAAGGAAAACGGAGAGGGTTTATACTTTGTAGGGAGCTTTGGAACTGGAAAAACACATTTAGCTGTGGCTATAGCACTTTATTTGATAAACAAAGGCGTACCGGTTATTTGTAAAACTTTGATAGACCTGTTGACAGACATAAAAAAGACTTTTGACAGTAGTCAGATAAGCGAGCATGAAGTTTTAAATATATACAAGACAGTTGACCTTTTAGTAATAGATGATCTAGGAAAAGAACCACCAACGGATTGGGCTATGGCGACTTTTTATTCAATTCTTAATGACAGATATGAAAACTGTCTACCGACTATAATCACAACAAACTATAACGATAAAGAGCTTATCGAAAGACTAAGCAGAAAAAGTGATACCAAAACTGCAGGAGCTATCGTTGATAGATTGCATGGGACATGTTCCCTAGTAGAAATGAACTGGAAGAGTTGGAGAACAATTTATTAAGTAAGGGGAGGTTAAATCATGGGAAAAAAGAGAAAATGCAGAATGACTGAAGAAGAAAGGACCATACATGATAAAGCTGTAAAAATAAGAAAAATGACTGACAGACAAATTATTGAGTATATCGATGATATTTATAAAACTGGCTATAGAGCAGGCATGAAAACAAGTAATATATCTCCGGATAAAATCATAGATGAGATTAAGAAAATCAAAGGCATAGGACCAATAACCCTTTCAAAAATAAAACAAGTGCTGGAGGGAGTAAAGTAATGGCATGGGCTAGTACTTATAGTAATCGAGGGAAGCTCCTAGAGCAGATAATAGAAGTTGCAAATAGGCAGTATAGAAATAAAGGCATTGCAGAAATTCAGAAAATAGCAACTCCTGTAAAAGTACTTCGAACAGACAAGAATGGAAAGATTTATGGATTTTGGGAAAAGAAAAGCACTGTTGATTTTATAGGGGTTTGTAATGGCATACCCATTGCTTTTGATGCCAAAGAAACTACAGGTAAAAGCCTGAAATTTGACAATATTCATAAGCACCAGATTGAATTTATGACAAACTGGCAACAACGTGGTGGACAGGCATTCTTGGTTGTATATTTCTCGGAGCTTAACAGGTACTTTAGATTAAGCATTTTAGAGCTTTTGCAGTACATGAAGAATCCTTTAAAAAGCAATAAAAAAAGTATACCAATTAAGTATTTTGAGGAATACGCTATAGAACTCAAAACAGGCCAAGTGTTTGTTTTAGATTATTTGAAAGGTTTAAGGAAGTGAGTTCATGAGTGAAAATCAAATATTATCACTGGCTATAAGAGTATTTGGTCAGCAAAAACAAAGAATTGTGGCCATAGAAGAATTGAGTGAGTTGCAGAAAGCTTTATGCAAATTTGAAAGAAACCAAACTAATGAAAATATAAACTCTATAGCCGAAGAAATAGCGGATGTTGAAATCATGTTGGAACAAATGAAATTACTCTACGATATAGAAGAATTAGTTCGAAACAATAAGCAACATAAATTAGAAAGATTGGATGAAATACTAGAAGAATAGCAATAAAATGAAGAAAGCAGTGAGAGAGAGGCGTATGGTAGTAGAGCTGATACCATTTAAAACATTTCAAGAAAAAATAAAAATAGTATCAGAAGAGCTGAATAAAGATAGGCATGTAGAGGTTTGGGACAATTACATATATTCAGTCACCAAAAGCAAGAATGACCAGGAAAATAAAATGCAATAGGAGGTCGGGTATGACAAGATTTTTTATAGGCTTATTCATAGGAGTTTTAATCAGTTGGATCAGCATGATACTGGTGTTAAATTTCATGATGGATAGAGTTGATAAAAATAAAAGCGGGAGATGGTGATATTGAATAGGCAGCAAAGAAGGAGAGTGCATAAGCTTACAGGAGAGGAATTAGAACAAATAAAAGACCAGGCTAAAAAAGAGGCAATAGGATTTACAGTGACTGCATTTGAGAAGGTAATGAGAAAAGACTTCGGCTTTGGAGATAAAAGATTGGGAAGGATAGCAGCAGGACTATACAGAGAACTTGATATATCTCCAGAGGAGGTAGAAAAACTATGAAGCGATTAACTGCCAAAAGAAAACTTAAAAGGAAATGTATCGATTGTAACACCAATTTTAAAAAAGGTGATATATATTACAAGGCAAGAGAAGTATTTGAAGAAGATGGATGTGTATATGCAAATGAATATGTTATATGTCCTAAGTGTAAATGGAAAGAAGAAAAACACAGAGAACGATTTGAAAAGTTTCAAAAAAGTTGCGAACATCCAGAATGGGCGATAGACACACGTTATGATTATATACCTGGAGAATGCGTCAAAGAGCCTCGATATGATTACTGCAGGCTATGTGGAACCATTTTATAAAGGGAGGAATTACAATGGCAAAAAATATTTATAAAGTAAGCTCATGTGATTATTGTGGAACTGAAAATCAAATAGTAAGGCCAACACCTTTTATGGCAGATGTCCCTGCAATGATGTGCAAGATATGTTGGGATAATACAAAGGAAGAATATATGAATAGCAATGGAGAATGGATCCCTAAGTTTGAAGATGGGCCTGGATATGAAGAAATGAAATCTATAGAAATAATTAATACGGTTCCTTCAAGCATGAATCCAAACTATAGAATGCATATGCTGGCAAAATATGAATGTTTGGATTGTGAAAATAGCTTTATATTAAGTAAAAAACAAGCTGATGAAGCGAATGAAATAACATGCCCTTACTGCAGGACGGACAAAATTGAAGAAGTGGCCTTGATGGTAGATAGTGATAGATTAGAAGAAATGGGTTGCATGGGAATACATCATATGGAAGAGGGTGAAAGCAATGAATAAAGATATTTCCCCTAATTTTAGGTGGAACCCGATTGACGCTAGTATTTCCAAGAAGTTGTTGTCACTAGAAAAAACTCCGTTGGCGGTGGAATACTTCTCAAAAAAATGCGATAAACTGACTGACTATGGATACTGGTTCTTGTTATCTACTCTTTGGGTAAGTTATTCTGGATGGTCTGATTTAGAGTTATGGAAAAGATTATTTTCAGCGAATAGATCTAGAAAGAAAACTTCGATAATGAAGCCGTCAGAATTAAAGGCATATGAACATTTACCATGGTTTGTTACAGCATACAGAGCTCACAGAAAAAATGAAACCGACTGGATAACATATACGCTCGATAAAAATATAGCAATTAGGTTTGCAAAAGAGCGTGGTGTTAAAAGTATAAAGGAATACAGAATCAAGAAAAAAGATATTATAGCTTTGTTTTTAAGAAGAGGAGAGCAAGAAATTATTGTGCTAGACAAAGAAAAAGTAGAATTTGTTAGAGAACATATATTAACAGACATAACTATTGCTCCATGGAAACCAAAAGATAAAGGATATATATGTCTACCTCTTAAAAAGAATATTCCTGATGGTCGGAAAGATTGGAAGATAACTGAATGTTCTATATGTGGTAGAGAATGTTGGGAAAGTGATTTAGCAAGAAAGGCAAAAAGCTATGGCAATATGATAGGGGTTTGTACAGAATGTGCTTTAAAGGTAGGTGTTAACAATGGAACAAATAAGAAAAGCTAAAGGAATAACACTCGATAAATTTGGAGAGTTATTTTTGATTACAAGGAAAAGATATAAAGTCATACCTTTGTTATTTGGTTGGAAATTAGTTAAAGAGGAGACTGACGAAAAATACAGAATGAGAATGTATCAACAAATAACAAGCTGGAGGAATTCTTGGAGGTGATTTTTATGTATTTCAAAAATGAACATGATCTACAGCTAGACCTAGCAAAACATCTTAGAGAAGTAGGATACCTAACATATACAGAAATTGAAATCAAAGGAGGCAGAGGCGGAAGAGCTGATGTGATAGCAATAAAACCATCATATGCCAATAAAGATTGCAGGATTTATGAAGTTAAAAACAATAGATCTACATTCAATAATGATTCGAAGTATGAAAAATATTTTGACGTATGCCACAGAATGTATATAGCTTGTCCTTCCGGAATGATAAAAAAGGATGAACTTCCACCAAAGATAGGATTAATAGTCAGAAATGAAAATGGCTGGCACGTTGTAAAAGCTGCTAGAAGAAACAATCCAAAAGATTTTAATATAGATTTTGTACTTTCTTTACTTTACAGAGGATATGAAGAAACATTGGTTCAAAGAAGATTAAGAGACAAGATTATTGCAGAAGAAAACTTCTCGCTTAAAAAACAAGCATATAAAATTGGCTATGAAATAGCTAGAAGGTTAGACAAGGATAGAGAAACAGAAGTTGAAGATTGGGTAATAAAATGTAACGAACTATTTAAAAAGTATTTAGATGTAGATATAAATTATAAAAGACTACCTAGTCTTTACGAACTAGAGTATATACTAAGCTCTATTAGTCATTTAGCGAAAGATATTCAATATATTAAAAAGATAGGAGAATATTTAAGAAGTTTAGATTTACCAGAAGAGCCAGAAGATAAAAGTATTAAATGGAAATATAGAAAGAAATTAAGAGAAGAAGCTATGGAATTTAAAAAGGAGGCTTAAGAAATGTTTAAGATATTGGAATTTATACCTGCTGGATTTCTTAGCGGCACATGGAGAATAAGATTAGACGAACAAGGTAATGAATTAAAGTTTAGCACAATTGATGAGGTTAAAGAAGAAGTTAGAAAACTGTTAAATAACGGGAAAAACAAGAATCATATTAAGATTATTAAAGAGTTTGAGTATGACATTGAAATCATCTAATATTCAAAAACTATTTTTTTAGAAAACAAACTCAAATATCTGAAACAACCAGGAATATAATGTAGAGTTTTGAAAAGACTGTGTGCAATAAAAAGGGGGAATTAGATGGCGAAAAATGTGATTAACAGAACTATATATAAAGAAATAAAGCACTATAACAAACAACAGATGGAAAAGTTCTTGCAGAATATTTACTTCGAAGGAATAAAAGAAGTATATAGACAATTATCAGGTCTGAAGCTCTTTCGAGAAGATGAATTCAGAGAGCTTCTTGAGATAGGAATCGAAAAAGAAAAAGGGATTGGAGTCAAGACAAAACAAAAGATAGATAAAATAGTCAACAAAATATTTGAAACCCTTAAAAGTGACGTAGAAATTAAAAACGAATAAACATAAAAAATAAGGGGCCTTGCCCCAATCACCCTCATGCTCATTATATAAAAAATAATGGGTAAATGCAATAAAATAAAGGGGTGAGGCCTTATGAAATATAATGAAAATATAAGCGTAAAAAAAGCAATAGAAATTGGCATAGAGGCGGGGCTAAAGAAAGCTCTCGAAGAAATAGAAAAAGAAAAAATTAAAAAGAAAAAACAAAGATATGACAGAAGATTACGCAACACTGATTTGTTACTTAAAAACTATAATAATTTTGTTGCTCATTGCGAAAATGCTATATATACAAGAAAGCAACTTCTCGAGAACAATGCTATAGATATTCTTGATGAATGTGAAGATTTAGACTATGAAACTTACGTGAAAGCTATAATGAGAACAAAAGAAAGAACTGCAATTATAGTAAATCATATAAAAAACGTTTTGGAGTTTTATAAGTTTCAGGCGGAGAAGAGTAGAGAGCCTGAAAGAATTAGAAGGGTAAAAGTTATAAAAGCTATATACTTTGACAAAAAGAAGTATGAAGAGATAGCAGAAGAAATGTCACTTTCCGTAAGAACAGTGAAAAGGGATAAAAAGACTGCAATCGCTGAAATTTCAACGCTTGTATTCGGTATAGATGGACTCAAATTCGATATTTAGACATGTCCAAAATATGTCCTTTACATGTCCCTTTTAATAAAATATAATGATAGTATGAAAATCGTGTACATGATAAAAGCACTTGGAGAAATTTCCGGGTGCTTTTTGCTTTTTGAAGGAGGTTTGCTGTTTTGGAGAAACTTAAAATAGAAATGCTCCCTGTTGATGAACTTATTCCTTATGCTAATAATCCTCGAAACAATAAAAAGGCAGTAGATAAGGTTGTTGCAAGTATTAAAGAGTTTGGGTTTAAAGTTCCAATACTAATAGACCAGGATAATGAAATTATAGCGGGTCATACTAGACTATTAGCTGCTAAGAAATTAGAATACAAGAAGGTTCCGGTTATAAAAGTTACTGACTTAACGCCAGAGCAGATAAAAGCATTTAGAATAGCAGATAACAAAACAGCAGAGTATAGTGAGTGGGATTTTGAACTTTTAGCTAAAGAGCTAGAAGAGCTAAGATTAGAAGATTATAATATCGAATTTACCGGTTTTGATATTGGAGAGGCAGAAAGATTGATGAGCGAGTTTCTAGAAGAAACAGAGGAGTTTGAAGACGAAGTTCCTGAAGCTCCTGAAGAACCAGTTATAAAAACAGGGGATATTATTCTCCTTGGCAAGCATAGAGTTATCTGTGGAGATTCAACAAAGAGAGAAGATATAGAAAAGCTTATGAATGGATCTAGGGCAAAGCTCATTGTTATTGACGCTCCTTATGGCGTGGCTTATGTCGGTAAAACAGAGGATGCACTTACTATACAAAATGATGATTTAGAAGATGATGAATTTTACGAGTTTCTTTTAAAGGCACATAAAAATTTATATTTTATAGCAGATGATGGTTGTACTATTTACTCATTTCATGCAGATACTAAAGGCCATTTATTTAGACTTGCACTAATTAATGCAGGTTTTAAATTGTCCCAATGCTGTATATGGGTAAAAGATAATTTCGTTATGGGAAGGCAAAATTATCATTGGCAACATGAACCCTGCCTGGTGGGAGTTAAACCTACAGGTAAGCAATATTGGAACGGAGACAGAAAACAAAGCACAGTTTGGAACTTTGATAAACCTAAAAAGAATGCAGAGCACCCAACGATGAAACCTATTCCTCTTATTGAGTATATTATTAAAAACTCTAGTAAATATGGAGATCTGGTGGTTGATACATTTTTGGGAAGCGGTTCAACTTTAATTGCTGCAGATAGGACTAATAGAATATGCCATGGCTCCGAAATAGACCCTAAATATTGCGAGGTAATAATTAAAAGATGGATAAACTACAAAGATGGAGCTAATGGAGACAATGTGATTATAATCAGGGATAGAGAAAAGTATTCATACAATGATTTAGTTGACTTATTTATCAGCGAGAGCTGATATCAAAGAACTAACACTAAAGTTACAAAGTAGGTGGTGATGTTGAATGACATAAAAAAAGCTGAAAAAGATTATTTAAAAGGTATGAAGTATAAAGATATAGCTAAAAAGTATAATGTATCTTTAAATACAGTTAAATCATGGGTTCGAAGATATAATTGGGCTGAAAAGAAAAAGGGTGCACACAAAGAGGATGTGTGCACACCTAAAAAGAGAGGAGCACCAAAGGGCAACAAGAACGCTATAGGAAACAGCGGGGGTGGAGCTCCTAAAGGAAATAAAAATGCAGTTACTACAGGCGAGTTTGAACGCCTGTTTTTTTCTGATTTAACAAATGAAGAAAAAGAATTGATTAACAGTATAGAATATGATAAAAAAATACTTCTTCAACATGAAATAGCTTTATTAACTGTAAGAGAGAAAAGAATATTACAGAGAATAGAAGAAGCTAAAAATAAGACAGGTGGATTAAGCATAAAAGATGTAACTACTAGAAAGACAGAGATAACCGGAAATCTTTTATCTGGGAAACAAAAACAAAATGAAACTATTACACATGCTTTAAGCACATTTGAACTTATAAGCAGGCTCGAAGAAGCTCTTACAAGAATACAATCTAAAAAAATTAAATGTATTGATAGCCTTAATAAAATCGAAATTGATGAAAAGAGGTTACAGCTTGAAGAAAGAAAACTTACTGGAGAAACTGAACAAGATAAACTTGTTGATGAATGGATTGACAGTGTATTAGGTGATAAAGATGAATGATTTAAAACGTAAAAAGGTCTTTAAGAAAAGAATACCTGTTTATAGAGAAAATCCAGTATTGTTTTGTAAAGAAGTTTTAAAGTTTGAGCCTGACGATTGGCAAGAGCAGGTTTTAAGAGATTTGCCTCATCATTCAAAGTTTAGTATAAGGTCAGGTCAAGGGGTAGGGAAAACAGGTTTGGAGGCCTGTGTTCTTTTGTGGTTTTTAGCATGCTTTCCATTCCCTCGAGTAGTTGCTACTGCTCCTACAAGACAGCAACTTCACGATGTATTGTGGGCTGAAATTGCTAAATGGATGTCGAATAGTCCTTTGCTTAACAGGATACTGAGATGGACAAAAACTAGAATATACATGGTTGGCTATGAAAAAAGATGGTTTGCAGTAGCAAGAACAGCTACTAAACCAGAGAATATGCAAGGTTTTCACGAAGACAATATGCTTTTTATTATTGATGAAGCTTCTGGTGTGGCTGACCCAATAATTGAGGCTATTCTCGGTACACTATCCGGTGTAAACAATAAGCTCCTTATGTGTGGTAACCCTACGAAAACAACTGGCATATTCTACGATAGTCATCATGAAGATAGAGCGATATATAAAACTTATAAGGTATCCAGTGCAGATAGCAAGAGGACAAATAAAGAAAATATAGAGGCTCTTATTCGCAAGTATGGGAAAGATAGTAACGTTGTAAGAGTTAGGGTATACGGAGAATTCCCTAAAGCTGAAGATGATGTATTTATTCCTTTGTCATACATTGAAAATTCAATCATGACTGAATATGATCATAAAAAAGAAGTGGAGCAAATTCATATCGCATGTGACGTTGCACGTTATGGAAATGATAAGACAGTTATAGGTTATAAGATTAATGAAAAGGTTGAATTCCATAGAAAAATTAGAGGCCAGGATACAATGAGAACTGCTTCTGAAATAGTAATACTTGGAGAAATGCTTCGAGATAAGTATAAATTCAAAGGCAAAATACCTATTAAGGTTGACGATGGTGGTGTTGGTGGTGGTGTTGTAGATAGACTAAAACAGATAAAAAACAGCAACCCTAATAAATACGGGTGGATGGAAGTATTTCCTGTTAAATTTGGAGTTAGAATTAAACATAAATATTACTACGATAGTACTACTTATATGATGTCAATTGTTAAAAAGCTTTTAGAAAATATTGATGAAGATGGAAAGCCAAAGCCGGTAGAACTTATCTTACCTAACGATAGCGACTTAGTTGGTCAACTTTCTGTTAGAAAATATCAAGTAACTGAGAACAGTAAAATTAAAGTAGAAAGCAAAGACGATATGAAAAAACGTGGACTTGCTTCTCCGGATGAAGCGGATTGTGTTTTATTATTGTGTTTGCCTGTGAGTATTAAAAAATAAGGTGGTGAGAAAATGCCTAAATCAATGCAAGTTAAAATTATAAAAGCAATTAACAACATTACCGAAAACTTAATACAAAAAGCTGAATCTAAGCAAAATTTAAACAATCAAGAGACTAATGAAAATTTTATATATCCGCCTTATTCACTTAGAGCGTTAAAAGATTTTGTAAATCATTCAACTATACTTCCTCAATGTATCAGATCTTATAAAAATAATATAGCTGGTTTTGGACTCGAAGTGAAATATAAAGATGATTATAACGAAGAAACTCCTGAAATGATTAGAGAATTTGAAAAAGCAGAAGAAATCAGAGATCTTCTTAATATAGATATGGATACAAAAGAAGTCTTTGAAAAACTAATAGAAAGTAGAGAAACTTATGGAATTGGATATTTAGAAATAATACGAAGTCTTGATGGCCAAGTTATCCAAATTGATTTTATAGAAGACACAGAAACTATCTTTAAAACGCCTGCATTAGATCCAGCGCAAGATTATACTTATTTTTATAAAGGCAAAGAAATCAAACATAAAAAGAAATTTAGAAAATACAAGCAGGTCAAGGCAGGAAAAACTATATATTTTAAAGAATTTGGCGATCCAAGAATAATGGACAAACGAACAGGAGAATATTTAAAAGAAGGACAAACTTTAGAACTTCAATATCAAGCTAATGAAATTATGGAGTTTAAAGTAGGAACTGGCGAATATGGTACAGTGCGTTGGATAGGCCAACTACTAAATATAGATGGTAGCAGGAGAGCTGAAAACTTAAACAACAACTATTTCTTAAATGGAAGACATACCCCTTTGATGATTGTCATAAAAGGAGGAACTCTTTCTGATGAAAGCTGGGAAAAACTACAGAATTATATGAATGATATTAAAGGAGAAAATGGGCAGCATGCTTTTATAGTATTGGAGGCAGAAGACAATGAAAATAAAACAGATTTAGAAGGAACAAAGCCGGTAGAAGTAGAGTTAAAAGACCTAGCAGGAATATTGCAAAAAGACGAGTTGTTCCAGGACTACCTTGAAAATAGCAGAAAGAAGATTCAAAGCTCTTTCTTACTACCTGATTTATATACTGGATACACTTCTGATTTCAATAGAGCTACTGCTCAAACTGCTATGGAGATAACTGAAAAACAAGTGTTTATGCCTGAAAGAAAATCTCTAGCATGGCAAATTAACCATAGACTTTTAAATGGCTACAACTTTAAATATGTGACTTTCTATTTTAAAGGTCCAGATTTAAGTAATGTTGATGATATAGTAAAGGCATTGAATATTGCAGAAAGAGCAGGAGGGTTACTCCTAATGTTGCTAAAGAATTTGCTATGCAGGTGCTAGGAAAAGTGTCAGAGGATTATGAGCAAGAATGGGCTAATACACCTATTGCAATACAAAGAGTACTTAATAAAACTCAAAATCAAATTCAGCAGCAAATACAAAAAGCAGAGCAACAAGACGATGTTGAAATAGTTGCTGTTTTAAAAGAAATCAAGAAGGCATTAAAACAGCTAGAAAAGAAGGTGGCATAATGTTTGAAAGTGCAATAGAGGCTATTGATATACTCCTTAAAGCTGTAGATGATGATATGAAAGATAAGCTAAAAGATAATGAATTTGTAGAGCCTGAATACACTGTAGATAAAATAAACGAACTTGAAGATAAATTGACAGACATACTTGAAAAAGAAGGCACATCATTTGCAGATGGGATTATTGCTATTGGAACAATTTCAGCTGCTGAAAATACGTTCCTGAAGGTTATAGAAGAACTAAAGAAGAATGATGCAACTGATGAGATTATATATGCTGAAATGAAAAAATTCTTTAAAGAAGTTGTATCAAAACTGGCAAATGACTATATACAAACATTTGATAAAGATTTAGCTTTTTCTGTTTTTACAGATAGGACAAACTACTGGATAGATAGATGGAGTTATGAGCTTGGACAGATAATGAAACTTACTTCTTGTAATGAACTAGAAAGAATATTAAGTAATGGATTAGAAAAAGGTAAGAGCATACAAGAGATACAAGACGAAATAATAGAAAGTTACAGCTTTAGCAGAGAAAGAGCAAGAAAGGTATCTATCACTGAAGTATTAACTGCTCATAGCTTTGCTAAAGAAGAAGCTATTATACAAAGTCCGGCAGTTGACAGAAAAGAATGGAAGCATTCAGGAACTCATAAAAATAGCCCTAGGCCACATCACCAAGCGTTAGATGGCGAGATCATAGATAAAGGTAAACAGTTTAGAATTGATGCTCCTACAGGAACATATTATGCAAGATTTCCTAGGGATGTAACTTTGCCAGCGAGCGAAAGAATAAACTGCCACTGTACCCATAGAGGCATTGTTAATGATGATATATTAGGTTTATCCCTCGATGAAAGAAAAAACTCCAACAAGAAGCTATAGAGACTGATAATGATCTATGGGAAAAAGAACTCGATGCAATAAATAGAGCAAAAGCTGGAATTGAATAATTCCAATTGTTGGTTTATAATTGACTTGAGGAGGGATAACATGGATAAAAAAATATTATTAATTTTTACGGTGTTACTTACATTAAGCCTTTTAATAACCGGTTGTTCTAATACTTCTAAAGAAAATAAAACTACTAACGAAACTCTTGAAGAACAGCAAGTTAATCTTGAAGAAACTAATCAATCTGAAAAAAAAGAAACATCAGAAATAAAAATAGAACCGGTAGACATTCCTGGGACTTATGAAATTAAAAATACTCAAACCATAGAAGATTATATGTATATCTACGATGATGATGAAGTGAAAGGAAAACAAATTACTTACGATTTACTAATTACTAAAGAATTAGGAAAAGATGAAATGCTTCAAATAGCAAAATTTTTAGAGAATAAAGAAGAAGCGATTGAAGTGATTGTTGATTTTTATAGTAAGTACACCGCTGATGATCCTTTAGAAAATTTAAAAAACAGATTAGAAAGAATAGCTTTGAGAAAAGGCAAAATTGTTGATTTAGATAGTTTAGGCAAAGGTAAAATTAAATATTTAACAGACTACGAATATTTAAATAATTAAGCACTCTGCATTGAGTGCTTTTTTATATTGCATTAAATATTGAAAGGTGGTGAATAAATGAATAGAGTTAAAAAAGCTTATGAAATCACTGACGCTAAAATCAACTTTGTTTCCCTTGTAGACAAGGCAGCTAACAAAAAACAATTCCTCATAGTAAAAAATAAAGATAATTTAACTTTTCAAACGTTCGGGAGAATCCTCAAGGTAGATGAAGAAACACATTATGTAACTGGAGTTGTTTATGAACCTCTGCAAGAGGATGCACATGGCAATTTCATGACAGAGGAAGAGATAAAGAAAGCAGCTTATTGGTTTGCTAAAAATGGAGACAAGGTCGATATTCAGCATAACTTTGAAGAGGCTGATGGAGTAACTATAGTCGAAAATTGGGTTGCGAAATCAGATACAGAAATTGAAGGCGAAAAGATTAAAAAAGGCACCTGGCTAATAACTACAGAAATAACTAACCCTGATATTTGGGAAAATGTCCAAAAAGGGGAATTTACTGGTTTTAGTATGGGTGGTATAGGTAAGTATAGTTCTGAAGATGTAGACCTTGACGAACTGAAAGGGGTGAGGAAAAAGTGAATAAACAAGAACAGAAAGGTATACTCAAAAAGCTTGCTGAAATGTTTGGATTAGATGTAGTTGAAAAAGGAGAACTTGCTGATCAGTATAATGCAAGAATCAAGAGCACTCGCTTCTGGACAGCTTTTCACACTTTAGAAGATATTCTATACAGATATAACTGGACTACTGATAAATGGGAGTTTGAAACAGATGAAAACAAAATCAGAGAAGCTCTTGAAGATTTCAGCAAAATTTTAACTGAAGTATTAACCGAACAAAGCATAACAAAGGCTTTATTAACCGAAAAAACTGTAATTAAAGCAGGGAAGAAAATGAGCAAAGTAAACAAAGAAAAGCTCGACAATATTGTAGAACAATTAATAGAATTTAAAAATCAGTTTGAAGATAATCAAGAGGAGGAAGAAGAAGTGAAAAAAGAAGATGTTAAAAAAATGATTGATGAAGCTATTCAAAAAGCTTTAAATCCTGAAGGAAACAACAAGGATAATGAGCTAACTCAAGAGGCAGTTGAAAAGATGATAACTGATTCTATTGCTAAAGCTCTTGAGGAGAAGAAAAAAGAAGTAACAGAAGAAGTTAAGAAAGAAGCTTTAACTGCTGAAAAAGTTCAGGAAATGATAAATAAGGCATTAGAACCAATAGTAAAACAAAGGGCTTTACCATCGAATTTAAATAACGAAAAAGAGGTACAAAAATCTGAAAACAGACCAAGTTATATTACTTGGTAATAAAAAATAAAAGGAGGACAAATACATTATGAAAAATAATCAACAAATATTAAAATCTGATATTGTAGGAGCGATTAAGAAAAATCTTAATATCACATTTCCGGCTAATGATGCATATCAATTCTTAGTTGATACAATTAACTATGCTTCAACCCTTAAAATGTTACAACCAATGTACAAAACAGTACCAGCGGGTAAAATTGATATTCTTACTGTTGGAAGAAGGAGATTAAGAGAAGCTGATGATGAAAGCAATGTAATCCCTACTGGTGTTGGAAGTATTTCCAAAAGACAAATTGATTATGCTGTAAAGAAAGTATTTTGGGACGAATGGCTTAAAAATGATGATGTTTATTACAATGCAATCAGACAAACTACTAGTCACATGCAACAACCCGGAATAACTAATACTGCTGACCTTGAAACACTAGTTTTTCAAATGCTTCAAAAACAGCTTGCAATGGATCTTCAAGATTTAGCTTTCAATGGAGATACTGAAACATTAAACACTGACCCTGATTATGATTTCTTAAAAATATTAGATGGTTTCGTTAAAAAGATGAAACAATCACCACATAAAACTGATTTGGGAACTAATGAACCTACTTTACTTGATTTTTTGAATCATGTACAGTTGCTTCCTGAAAAATATAAAAACAACTATCAAGATAGTATTAAATGGTTTATTACAAGAAAAACTCACGATAAAATCATGGCCTTGGTTCAAGCGAGAGCAACTGGTTATGGTGATGCGGTTTTAGTAGATGGCCGAATAACTAGATTAGCTGGTTATGATGTTGAAGTTGTTGCGGGCATGCAAAGCGGATTTGCTGCTCTAACTCCAAAAGAAAATCTTGTACCAATATTTACTCAAGATATTAAATATAAAAGAGTTGGTGATGATGTTTTATGCGCTAAAAAAGATAGCACTTATCATATTTTCCACGCTTATCTTGATTGTATAATTAGAGAAATTGATGCAGTGGCTTGGATGAGTGGCGAAAAGTTATAAGAATTATAAGATTGGAGGGTTTAAAGTGTATAAACTAAAAAAGGGAACTGACAGCCTCTATTTAGGAAAGGGGCTGTTTTTCTATTCTAATAAAACTTATTCTGAAGAAGATTTAAAAGAAGTTTCAGAGAAAGCTAAAGAGAAATACTTCGAAGAAATCAAACTTGAAAAGGAACAAGGTAAACTTGGTTTTATAGTTGATGAAACATATACTGAAGAAAGTCTTAAAAAAATGGTAAAAGCAGAGCAAGAGAAAGTACTTAAATCTCTTGGTTTGAATCCTAAAGAATATAAAAATGAATCTGAAAGAATAAAAGCTATTTTAAGCACTATCAAGGCTGGTGAATAATAATGGCAAATAGACCATGGATTACACCACAAGATGTGAAGGACTATACAGAGCATAAAGCTGTTTTAAACAGAGCAGAAACAAAGCTCAAATTTGATATTGCAAGAGCCGAAAGGTACATTATCGAAAGAACTAATAATGATTTTTCTGATGATTTAATTTATCCGGTAATTCCTGATGAAATAAAGATGGCTACAATATTAGTAACTGAATTTTATGCAAATATGGCAGCGAATAATCCTATAGAAGCTAAAAAGTCTGAAACCTTCGATGACTATTCTTATACAGTATCAGATAAAGTATATGAAATGAGCGTTGATGATCTAGATATAAGTTATTTAATCAACGATTATATCATCGAAGCTCCTATCAATAAAACTATTGTAAGGATGAGAAAACTATGAGTTTTGAAAATTTATTAAATCATAAATGCGATATTTACCACTTAGTATCAACTAGCTCCTCTAAGTATGGTCTGCCATCTAAAGTTGAATACAGTTATCCTGAATCACCTGATCTTATCGATGTACCTTGTCATTTTAACGTAAAAAATGGTTCGGGCAATATTTCTCAATCCGAACCTCAAAACAATTTATATCATACAACCACATTAATACTTCCTATCGGAACTGATATAAGGATGAATGACAAGATCATAGATAAAGAAACGGGCTTGGAATATACAGCTGAAGTTCCAAGAAATATAAGAGGCCATCACATCAAAATTAGAGTTTACAGAAAAGCGATTCAGGAGGCGTTATAATGGCTTCGGCAAGAGTAGACACACGAGAACTTAAAAAGTTTATGAAACTTATGAATAAAGCAGCTCGTAAAGACTTTGAAAAAGAAATAGCTCGATGGCTAGAAAGTCTTGGACATGAGCTTTTAAGACTGATTCAAGACGAAATAATCAGAAAGCAAGTAGTAGACACAAGACTTCTGCTTAATAGTTTTGAAAAAGGCACAAATGATAACGTGTGGAAGACTTCTGATGGTGGCCTTACTTTGGAGGTGGGTACAAATGTTGAATATGCAAAGTATGTAAATGATGGACACTGGACGAATAAGAGAGGTCAAGATAGCAGATTTATCCCAGGAGAGTGGCGAGGAGATAGATTTATATACATTAAAGGCCACAATAGAGGCATGGTTTTAAAGCAACAATGGATTGAGGGTACTCACTATTGGGAAAGTGCATTAAGAATATTTGAAAGAATGTTTCCGAGAGCTCTAGATAGAAAGGTTCAAGAGTGGTTAAATAAATACTTTAAGGTGTAGGGTGCAGGGGTGATGATCAATGATTGAACGGGAAATAGGTAGTATTGCAAAGTACATGTATGATGTTTCTGGAATAAAAAATATATATTTCGATGAAGTGCCTCAGGATTTTAAAAAACCATCTCTTTATTTTCCTACACCAATGCAAATACAAAGAGGAGATACAGTTAATTCTTATGCTTACATGAATTCGTTATTTGTGAAAGTCTTTGATGAAAAGACAAGAGATGCATATAGCAAAGCCGCAACAATAGTTAATAGCATATCAAAAAACAGAAATCTCATTCCTTTGGTTAAAGAAGATGGAGCGCAAGACAATAAAGGTATAAGACTTAGAAAAGTCAGTATTAAAAAGTTAGACGTTGGCACTATACAAATTGAAGTACAGTGGGATAGTGTGTTTGCTTACACTGAAGAAACTTATGCAAAAGTGCAAAGATTTTATTTTGATATGAAAGAGAAGGAGGGAAAGTAGATGAGCAAAACCACTTCAACTAAAACAGATAGACCTAAGTTTTCGGTAGCAAAGCTTCGAGAAAACTGTAAAAAGTTATTTGGTGTTACTGCAAGTACATTCGATGGTGCAACTCACAACATCGAAAAAAGTAAAAACTATTCAGTAGCTGAAATGAAAAAAATCATTGAAGATTGGAAGAAGAAGGAGGTTAAATAATTATGGCTGGAGGTAAATTTAACCCTCTAATGAATAAAATTAGACCAGGGACATATATCAATTTTGAATCTGCCAAAATTGACATCATGAAACTGGCTGAAAGAGGAACTGTTTTAATTCCTTTGCTTAATGCTAGTTGGGGACCTGCTAAAGAGTTTATTACAATCACGCAAGATGCTCCAAATAGGCAATTCGAAAAGCTTGGATATAACGTTTATGACAATGACCCAGCAAATAATATGCTTTTAATCAGAGAAGCTCTTAAGAAAGCTATGAAAGTAATCGTGTATAGGGTTACAGATGGCCAAAAGGCAACTGCAACTGTTGCACCACTAAAAGTTACTGCAAAGTATTCAGGAACTAGAGGAAATGACTTAAGGTTTGTAATAACCGATAATCCCTTAGGTGGTAAAGATTTCACATTATATCTTGGAAATGAAAAAATATTAGAGCAAACAGGTATTACTAATGTAGAAGATCTAGAGGCTAATGATTGGGTAGACTTCTCTGGAACAGGAGCTTTAGCCAATACAGCTGGTACAAACTTAACAAATGGAAACAATGGAACTCAAACAAATGCTGATATTACACAATTTCTTGATGATTCAGAAATGGTTAATTGGAACTGCATGGCGTTTCCAATTACAGACCCTACGTTGCAAACTGCATTAAAAACAAAGATTAAATATTTTAGAGATGGTGCTGGAAAATACGTTAAAGCAGCAGCTCCTAACTTCCCGGCAAACTATGAGGGAATAATAAATGTCACAAACTCTGTAAAGCTTAGGGATGGAACATCACTTACTACAGCTCAAGCAACTGCTTATGTAGCTGCACTTGATGCTTCAGCTGCTAATAATCAGTCGAATACTTATGAAAAGTACGATGGAGCAGTTGATGTTATTGGAAAGAAGACTAATGAAGAAGCTAAAGAGGCAATTAGCAATGGTGAGTACTTCTTTAGTGTAGTTGAGAATGATGTTGTAGTAGAATATGACATTAACTCATTGACTGATTTTAATCCACCAAAGAGCAAAAGTTATAGTAAGAACAGAGTTATTAGAGTGTTCGACACCTTTGCCGAAGCTCTGCAGAAGAACTTTCCACCTAACAAGTATGATAATAATCCTACTGGATGGGATATCATGGAGGGACTTGGAAAGAGGTTGCTTACAATTTTTGAAGAAGGCAATGCAATTAAAAATGTTGATTTAGACAATGATTTTCTTGTTGATAGAAGTAAATCAGCAGGCGACGAAACTTATTTTATAGTCGGTTTAGAGCCAGTTGATAGTGCTGAAAAACTGTACTTTACAATAAAGACTAAATAAGGAGGTGTAAAGTATGTCTGATAGAAATAGAATGAGTTTAAGAGAAGGTAAAGTTTTTATAGATGGAGAGCAAATTCTTGACCTAGTGAAATGCGAGATATATTTCACTCCGGAAGTTGTAGAGAGCAGGTCAGTAGGACAAAAAGGAAAGTCAAGAAGATACTTAGGCTATGACATAACTGGAAGTATCACAGAATATAAAAGTACGCCATGGATAAAAGAAATTATCAAAAAATATAAACAAACAGGAGCTACTCCTAAGCTGACTATTCAAGGAATTCAAGATGATCTTAATTCTGATTATGGTCAAGCGTATGGTAGTGATAAAATCACTGTTGTAGATGCAGTTTTAACAGGGGATTTACCTCTTCTCATGTTAGATAGCGAGGGAGAACTCGTTCAAAATGAAATTGAATTTGGTGCTGCAGATGTAATATTCTAATTTTAAAGGAGGAATGTTAAATGAGTTCACTTAAATACTTCATGAAGGAAGAATTAAAAAAAGATGAGATAGTAGAAGTTCCAGGAACAGAGACTTTTGCAGATGACAATGGAAAGCCTGTTCCTTTTTTAATAAAGAAAATTGGTGTTGAAGAAATGAATAGGATTAGACAGAACTATACTGTAAAAAAACAAGCAAGAAATGAAAAAGGCAAACCTATACTTGACAAATTCGGAAATCCAGTATTTATTACAGAAGTAGATGATAGCAAGGTTACAAATAGACTAATAGTTGAATCATTAGTCCAACCAAACCTTAAAGACCCAGAACTTATGAAATTTTATGAGTGTGTAGATGTTATGGAAATGCCTTATAAAATATTTAAAAAGCCATCTGATTATAAATATATAAGCAACCAAGTACTACTTGTTAATGACTTAATAGAGGATAAATCAGATGAAGAGTTGGTAGAAGAAGTAAAAAACTAATATTGCGGGAAGAAGATAGTGAAATAGGGTGGGCTCATATCCTTTGGCAAAGAAAAGGGCTCGACCCTTTTGTTTTTTCTTCCCTGGACAGAAGAAGGAAAGCTTTTTACATTGCTTCTGAAATGGTAGAGATGAGAAAACCAATATCATCTATAGACATCATTGCAGAATTTATCAAAATGCTAGGTAAAAAGAAAAAGTAGAAGGGGGTGAGGTAGCTGGCTGTTTTAAGCATTATATTTAAAGCTCAAGATCATGTAAGTCGCAGTATGATAAACATGGACAGGCAAACAAGCACTCTCGAAAGGTCATTTGGAAGATTAGCAAAGACTATGACTGCTGTATTCGCTGGTGTTCAGGTAGCAAACTTTGTAAAAGACAGCACTAAAGCTTATATTGATTTTGAAAACGGAATGAACGAAGTATTTACACTTCTTCCTAACATCTCTAACAAAGCCATGGAAGAAATGAGTGAACAGGTTAAAAAGTTTAGCAAAGAAGCCGGGGTGCTACCTGAAAAAACTGTGCCGGCATTATACCAGGCATTATCTGCAGGGTTCCTAAGGATAATGTCTTTTCATTTTTAGAAACTGCAAATAAAGCTGCAGTTGGTGGTGTTACTAATTTAGAAACTGCAGTTGATGGTTTGACTACAGTTGTTAATTCATATGGAGCAGATGTTATAGATGTAAATAAAGCTTCAGATTTAATGTTCACAACTGTTAAGCTAGGTAAAACTAACTTTGAACAGCTAAGTCAATCGCTGTTCAACGTTTTACCTTCAGCTAGTGCAGCTGGTGTTAAGTTTGAAGATGTATCGGCAGCATTAGCAACATTAACAGCGCAAGGTGTTCCGACCTCTGTAGCAACAACAAGGGTAAGAGCAGCAATAGATGAACTTTCAAAAGCAGGTACAAAAACGGATAAAATATTCCGGCAAGTGGCAGGAAAAAGCTTTAAAGAGTTTATTGCTAGTGGTGGGAATCTACAACAAGCTCTTCAATTGCTCGAGAAAGAGGCAAAGAAAAATAATCTTGGAATAAATGATTTATTTAGCTCTATTGAAGCTGGTGGTGCAGCATTGGCATTAACCGGTGATGCAACAGAAATGTTCACTAATGCTTTGAATGAAATGAATAAAGCGTCTGGAGCAACTGATGCAGCATTTGGGAAAATGGAAAAAGGCCTTAAGCGGAAAATTGAAAAACTAAAAGCTAATTTTGAAGTGTTTAAACTCCAAGTAGGTGGTAGAGCAGCAGGAGCATTAAATGTATTATTTGATACAGGTTCTAAAGTTTCATCATTCTTACAGAGTAAATTTAACAAAACAATAGATAAATTGATTAACAAGTTTAAACCAGCTACTAAAGCTATTGAAGAAATGAAAAATAGTCTTAAAAACGTTCATAAATATTTAAAAATGGGTTTAAGTATAAAAACATCTTTTGCAACGCCATTAATGTATCTTGAAAAAGTATTAAAAACTGTATTCGGACAAAATACCGGCCGAATAATATCATCATGGATTAAAAGAACAATAGGCATCATAGATAAACTTCGTCCAACATTCTTAAGCGTAGAAAAATGGATTAAAGATTCTATACCTACTGTAAAATTTATATTTAAAGATGCATTTAGTACAATTGGAAAAGTAATTGATGATATATATGAAATTATAAATTATACATTTCTTCCGGCTATTGATGGGATAAGAAAAAAAATTGATGAACATATGCCGAGTGTAAGGCAAGTTATTAAAGAAACTTTTGATAAAGCTACTGACGTAATTGAAAATGCTTCAGATAAAATTAAAGATTTTACTAAGTGGATTACTGATAAATGGCCAACTATAGGCCTATTGTAAAAGGTATTGGATTTGCATTTGCTGGATGGAAAGTAGCTTCTATTGTATATGATGCTTCAAAAGCTTTGGCTTTATTTGGAATTGAATTAATAAAGCTCCCTGCTAAAATTGTAACTGTTACAGTAGCACAATGGAATTTAGTTGCTGCAAAAGTAGCAGATAAAGTTGAAACACTAGCAATTATCGGACTATATACTAAAGATTTTTTAGTAGCGATATGGAAAACTGTTGCTGCTATTGGAACTCAAACGTTAGCGTGGATTGCAAATGGACTACAAATTGCTGCTCAAGCAGCAGCTCTTGCAGCTCTTAAAGTTGCTCAATTAGCATCTGCAGGAGTAACATGGGCATTAACAGCAGCACAATGGGCTTTAAATGCAGCATTTGTTGCTAGTCCTATAGGATGGGTTGTGCTTGCAATTGGAGCGCTAATAGGAATAGGAATTTTGCTTTGGAAGAATTGGGATACTATTAAAACAAAAGCTTTTGAATTATGGGAAGGCATTAAAACAGCATTTGCTCCTATAGGGGATTTTTTCAAGGGCGTATTTGAAAAAGCTTGGCAAGGAATTAAAAGTTTCATTAACTGTATTATTAGTGGAGTAAATAAACTAATAAAAGGCATTAATAAATTAGATATGAAAATACCTGATTGGGTTCCAGGATTAGGCGGTAAAGGATTTGATATTAATATTCCTGAAATTCCTATGCTGGCTAAAGGAACTAATAACTTTGCCGGTGGAATTGCTATAGTAGGTGAAAAGGGACCTGAATTAGTAAATCTCCCAAGAGGAAGTCAGGTATTACCAAACAGCAAAACAGAACAAATATTAAGCCAGACATTAAATCCAATTGATATACCAAAACCGAAGGACTTAACACAAATTGTAAAACAAAAACTTATTCCGGCAAACTACTCTCAGATTAGAAAGGATAATAACATGTCGGTGCCTTTACCAAGATCAATTAGGCAAAATAATCAAAATGATAAGTTTGAACAAGTATCTCAAGATAAGAATATAAACATAAATATCAACGGAAAAGGAAGTATAAAAATCGACTCAGAATCTTCAAAAGAAGCAATGCTTAATATACTGCTTGAAAATATCAAGCCGATACTAATGAACATTTTACAAGAGGAAATATTCGAGGAAGGAGAGTTGAGTTATGATTTCTAAATATCAATACTGGTTTACATTCGATAATGAAAAAGAAAGATTAAGACTTCCTGTCCTTCCTGAAGAATTCTCTGTAAGTATTGGATCTAAGAATGAAAGTGTAGATGTTGCTAGCCTGGGTGAAACAACTATAAAACAAGACAGGCCAGCAATTATATTTTCTTTTAGCTCTATATTTCCTGCTAGTGAATTTCCAGGAGTAGAATATAAAGATTTTCCACCGGCAAGCACATGCATTGAAACTCTTATAAGGTGGAAAGAATCTGAATATCCTATACATTTCATAGTAACTGGCACCAAAATAAATATATTTGTAACTATCGAGAGTCTCGAATACAAAGAAATAGGTGGAGATGTAGGTACACTTCACTACTCGATAACCCTTAAAGAGTTTAGACCTATTCAGATTAACCGAATCAAATTAAATACTAGCACCGGTACTGCTATAGTAAGAAATGAAACCAAAAGAACTGACAATAGAGTTCAATCTAAATTATATACAGTAGCTCCTGGAGACTATCTTTTCAAGATAGCAAAGAAAACTCTATCTGATCCTAACAAATGGAAAGAAATAGCTTCTTTAAACGGGCTGAAAGCTCCTTACACTATTTACCCTAATCAAAAATTAAAATTGCCAACGTAGGGTGATAATCTATGATGGAATTTATACTTATCAAAAACAACAAACCCTTAGATATCACTAATTTAGTAGAAAGTGTGACATGGAGTGGTAGGAAGGGAGCTGCAGGAAGGGCATTAACAGCAACACTTATCAATTCTAAAGGCTATGGCCATGACAATATAAAAATAAATGTAGAAAAAGGAGTTCACTGTATTTTTAAATGGAAAAAGAAAGAGTTATTTAGAGGCATAGTTCTTAAGCAAGGAGCTAACAAAACAAAAAAAGAGCAAATAGCAGCAAGAGATAACTTAATATACTTTGCGAATAATACAGATACATTTAACTATAAAAATATGTCAGCTAGTGAGATGTTCATTGATTGCTGCAATAGATTTAAAATTGCTTATGACAAAGTCGATGATACGGTTTATAAAATACCTAATCTTCCTAAAAGAGATGCTTCTTTATGGGATTTAATTCTCGATGCACTAAGCCAGACATATAAGGCCACTGGAGAAAGGTATTATTTGAAATCAGAACTAGGAAAAATAAGTTTATTCAAGAGAAAAAACTCACTAAAACAGTGGGTCATAAAAACTGGCGGTAATTTACTTGATTATAATTATTCAAAAAGCATTGAAGATATTAAGACTAGAATTAAATTGGTAAGTGATAATGGAACTGTTTTAGCTGAAGAAATTAACTCCGAACTTGAAGGCAAGATAGGTATATTTCAAAAAACTATTAAGAATCAAGATAAGCTCAACAAAGGACAACTTCAACAAATGATTAAAAGTATGCTAAAAGAAATCAGTACTCCAAAGCAAGACTTAAGTTTAACTTGTATTGGAACAGCTGATGTAATAAGTGGTGTTGCTGTTTATATATCGATTCCGGAACTAGGAATTAAAAGAAGCTTTTATGTCGATGAAGATAGTCATACTTTTAAAGGTAGATACCATGAAATGAAATTAACCTTAAATTATACTAACGAATTGTAGGTGATAATATGAAAGCTACAAGCATTAAACAGATAATTCAAAGTATGCAAGTAAAAGATATGGAAATATTAGAAGGGGTTGTAACATCACAAGCTCCTTTGAATATACAGCTTGTAAATAATGAGAAAATGGTGTTAAATAAAGATATTTTAATAATTCCACAACATCTTACTGATTATAAAACTAAAATGTCATTTTCGGCTATAGCTGGAATAGTCTTAAGCTCAAAAACAAAACCTGCTGGTAGTCATAATCACACTATATCAGGAATCGGCTCTACTAGTACTATTGAAGATCACGAACATGAACTTAATGATTTACAGCTTACTCAAGTTGAAGTAACTATCCATAATGCACTAAAAAAAGATGAAAGAGTACTGCTATTAAGTTATAACAACGGCAAAATGTATTATGTTTTAGATAGGGTGGTGGAATAATCATGCCTTTAGATATACCTATAAATATAACTGAAATTAAAAATGATTCAGAGGCAATACCTACAAAAACATATAAAATTGACTTTGAAAATGGCAGGATTATCGGTAAAGTAGATGAATTAGAAGCTATAAAACAGTTTATTAAAAAAGCACTTAAAACGCCTAGATTTAAGTGCTTAATTTATGATAGCCAATATGGAAGTGAAATTGATAATTTGATTAAATCAGATTCTACTTTTCAGTTTCTTGAAAGCGAACTTCCAAGAGTAGTTGAAGACGCACTAATATACGATCAACGAATTCAAAAAGTATATGACTTTTCTTTTGAACTGTCAAATGAACAATTATATATAAAGTTCAAGGTTGACACAATATATGGTACTACTGAATATGAGGAGGTGATATAGATTGTTCGAAGATAGAACTTATGAAAATATACTGCAAGAACTCCTTGATATGGCACCTCCCGACATAGATACAAGACAAGGTAGTGTATATTATGACGCAGCAGCTCCTGCAGCTTTTAAACTTGCTAAATTTTACGCTGATTTGCAAATGACTTTCAACCTTGTATTTATCGATAGTACAGAAGGTGAATTCTTAACAGAAAAAGCAAAAGAGCATGGTGTTGAGAGACTTCCAGCAAAACCAGCTAAAAGACGTGTAACTTTTGAAGGAGTTACTCCAAACACCGGAGAGAGATTCTTTGCAGAGCAGCAGTATTTTGTGCTTAAAAATGATGATGAAATAGGACTCTATGTAGAAGCCGAAGAACCAGGAGAGAAAGCTAACAATATTCCAATAGGTACAAAATTAGTTCCAATAAATAATATATTTGGGCTTACCTCTTCTACTTTAGGAGAAATAATAGAGCCAGGAACAGAAGAAGAAAGTGATGACGACTTAAAAAGAAGATTAAGGGAGAAAATCGCAGGTCCAGCTGAAAACGGAAATAAACAACACTATAAAACATGGTGCGAGGAAGTTGCCGGTGTTGGAAGAGCTAGGATATTCCCTCTTTGGAATGGGCCTAACACTGTAAAAGGTGTTTTGGTAGACACCCAAGGTTTGCCGGCGTCACAAACTGTAGTTGATTTAGTCCAGGATTATGTGGATCCAGGAGCGCAGGGTTTAGGAGAAGGAGTTGCTAATCTAGGTGCTAAATTTACAGCTGTAGCTGCAAATGCTTATAACATCGATATTTATTTTCAGGCCGTACCAAAGCAAGGAGCAAACCTTGATGATGTAAGAAATGAAGCGATTGAAGCTTTTACTGAATACTTAAAAAATATCGCATTAAACACTCCTGAAGGCGAAGATATGATTATAAGAATATCGGCAATCGGAAATATAATCTATGAGTTAGCTTCAGTATTAGATTATAGCAACTTAACGATTAATGGTGGCACTGCGAACATTCAAATAGACATTGAATCGGTTCCAGTGCTGGGGTGGTGACTATTGAATAACTATGAAGAAATAAAAACATTTCTTCCTGATTTCTATAATGACATTCTAGAAATGCAGTTGTACTTTCATTCTCTTGGAAGTCAACTTGATAAAGCTGAAGAATCAAATACAAAAGTACTTTTTAATAATTTTATATATAGAGCTGATGAAGATACAATTGAAAGACTAGAGAAGTATCTATATCTACCAATAGATAAAAAAAAACCTTTAGAAGATAGAAGGCGTCTAGTAGCTTCTTTCTTTGTTGGTTTTGGTAAAATGAGTGCTTCTAAAATCAAAGAAATTGTATATCAATTTACAAATGCAATTCCAGATGTAAAGTTTGAAGATAGCACTATAATTGTTGAAATTGAAAGAGGATATACAGAATCACTATATTTAGTCGATGTAGCTACTATTTTATCAAGAAAGCTTCCGGCTCATCTTGGTTTTACTCTAAGCGTAAATATTACTGTAAATACAACTGTAAAAGTTAAATCTCATGTTTATCAATTCGATTACAAACTTTGCGATGAGTTGATTTGTGGCACGTATCCAAGACCAGCGTATTTAGGAGAAGTTGATAAAAAGATAGTGAATGTATCAGCCAAGGAAGAAATCAGTTTATTTGATTATAGACTGTGTGGAACTTACCCAACCAATGCAACTGTTGGTGATGTAAATATAGCATTGTCGGAAATGAATGCCGACAGTAAAAACTACCCCTTTGACTATAAATTAGCCGGTACAACTCCAGATGTAAGTACTTTAGGAGATATAAATAATATACAATCAAGCACTGATGAAGCAACTAAAACAGTTGCTTTTTCTTATATCCTTTGTGGAACTAAAAGATGTGGTGAGTAAGGAGGTGAAGTAATTGGCTAACTTTTGGAATGAAAGCTTTCTTCAGAAAATGCGTGATAAATGGCTAAAATCAATTGCCTATGCTGAATATGTCATGAATGGCGTTAACTATAAAGCTGACATACAGCAGAAAAAAATAGTAGGAGACACTATTGAAGTGTATGTTGTCATTGATCATTCAGTTCAGGGAACAAATACTATCACAAAAATAAGGTTGTATGACACTGATGGAACTATAGCAGGCGAAAGAAATGAAAACATTGTAAAAAGCAGTACGCAAGGCGTGTTGATTAAATTTGAATTTCCATTGAAGGAGGTGTAGCAAATGAAACCATATAACAAAACAGATTGGAAAGACCATGTTGTAGATCCTGAAACAGGTCAAGTTATACAAGAAGGTACTCCACAAAGTGCCACTAACTTTAACAATATGGAAACTGGTATATTTGCTAATGATTCAGTCGGTTCGGTGTTAATGCAGGAGGTAATGCAGCACAAAAGACTTTTAGCTGATTTAGAAGGTGAGATAGGAGAAGTTACACTGACTAATAGTCAAGAATATCCATTTAACAATTCAGAGAAGACAGTTTCACTTTTAAAAGCTAGAGACACTCTGAATTATAGGGTAGACTCTGAAATTGTTAGCGCTGTTGGCTTTCCTGGAAAAATTGAAATCTATGACAAGCAGCTCAATGGATTCAAAATCAAATTTACTGGCAGTGCAACTTCTGTGACTGTCAAATACATTGTTCAAGGAGGTGTGTATCAATGATAATCGTTGAGAAAAATGAAGGTGTTAAAATCAACTATTCTGTTGATGGTACAAAGCTGACTCTAAATGATGAAATGACACTAGATTTAGGTAAATATGAAAGGGATTTTCCGGTTCATATTGATATATGCACAAATAAATTTGGCTTTCTTTCTTTTGGCTTGAGTGAAAAGTATGTAGCTCAAATAGACATTCCTGCTAGAGAATATCAGGAAGTTCAAAACGGAACTGATGAGGAAGGAAATCCTAAAATTGAAATGGTTCCAGTAGCTTTTGATATGGACAAAGTAAAACTAACACTATGGAGTTTGGAGGGATAATAAGTGACTAATTTTGATGATTTAAAATTATCGGTAGAAGCTCTTTCAGGAGGTAAAAACACAGTATTGTTTGATGATTTAGGTATGCCAAGTATTATGGTTCCTATACCAAAGTTTAAACTTTCTGATGTGATAGATGGAGCTCCACAGGAAACTCACCCAGCTTTTATAATTGATGGTGAGGAAAAAGATGTAATTTATATTTCTAAATATCAAAATATTGTAATAAACGATAGAGCTTATTCTTTACCTTACAAAGACCCAAGGGTTTATGTGAACTTTGACCAAGCGGTGCAATACTGCAAAAACAAGGGTAAAGGATGGCATCTCATGACTAACGCAGAATGGGCTGCGTTAGCCTTATGGTGCAAGAAGAATGGTACAATGCCAAGAGGAAATAATTATGCAGGGATAGACCATAGTGCCTTACATGAGGCGGGAGTAAAAACATATGATTGGATATTAGATTACAATTGGAATAACAGGGCTACTAAATTTGATGGGGCTAAATACCATCACACTAGTAGAGTTGCGACAGGCTCGGGTCCAGCGTCATGGACTCACAACCATACAAATGAAGGTATATTTGACCTCAACGGCAATGTGTGGGAGTGGACAGGCGGATTACGATTGAAAAATGGAGAGATTCAGATTATACCTTATAATGATGCAGCAAAGGATATTAGTCAATCTGATACAAGTACATTTTGGAAAGCAATAACGCCTGATGGCACATTAGTTACTCCTGGAACTCCTGGAACATTAAAGATAGACAATACTACAGCAGGTTCTTCTGCGCAAGATGGAAACGATATAGGAGGGGATCCGATAATTAATACAATCAGAGAAAATCCTATTTATACTGGTGGAGATACTAATGCTTATTATCGATATAGTCATTGTTTATTTGAAACTTTAAGTGTAAAATCAGGAGTATCAGTTCCTATGATATTAAAAGCATTAGGTATTTATCCAATTGATAGCCAGTGCGGTGGAGACGGCCTTTGGGTTCGTAACTACGGAGAAAGATTATGTTTGCGTGGTGGCGGCTGGGGCGGCGGTTCTGGTGCTGGGGTGTTTGCGTTGAGCCTCGGCGGTGCTCGTTCTGGCTCCGGTGGCGACGTCGGCTTCCGCGCCGCTTATGTTGGATAA